TTTTAACACCCCCCCCCCCCCCCCCCGCCTTTGTATTGAATTGACTTTAATTTAATTTGTAAATAAAGATCATAATTACGGCATGATATACTACAATATAAAGCCCGAATATTTTTGGGTTGAAACCATTTCTTACAAGTTTTACAGCGTTTCTTTTTGTGTTTTACTTTTAATTTACTATTCCAATTCTTATAACTACATATTCGAGAACAAGTTTTATGATCCTTCCGTTTAGGTTTAAATGTTTGATGGCACCAAATACATCTCATTTAAGAGCCTCAATTTCTTCCATTAAATCAATCTTATAGCGTTGAGGCCCTTCTTTTTCATTCTCAGTTCTCAGTTTCACTGGCAGTCTCCAAGTAATTCCATATTTAGGGTGGCAACCATGAAGTAATTGTGTTGGCTCTGAAAAACCAGAAAATGAATTATACGCATATGCATCTGTAGCAACCCACGTTCCATTTATAAGAAGTTCACCATCTAATTCACTTGTGGTTCCAGGTCTATGAAAATGTCCGCAACAATAATAACGAATACGAGTCCCGCCTTGAATACCCGATAAGGACATAATACGTTGCTGTTTGCGAGTTAAACCGTACCAGGGAATTCCCAAGGAACTTTTCACATCATCACCGTGAAATATACAGAAGCCCACCCCGTTTATGTCAAGATTAATAGTCCATGAATCGGGTATAATAAAATTCACATTGTCAATATCTCGACAATAAAGCCGCGCAGTTTCCGCAATCAAATAATCCCAATTATCATGTGCGCCGTGATAGTCTTTCTTAATTGACCTGCGCCCATGATTACCTGGTACATAAACAATATTTACAGTTTCAAAATAAGGTGATAAATCTCTAAACATTAAGGAATGAAGTTGTCCAATTGCTAAACAATTTTTAAAACAATTTCGGAAATAAGAACGTTCTGTATTTCCATGAATCTCCCCACTAGTATGATCACCATATGCCAACACTGTAAGCACTGGAAATCGAAATGTTGGAGCTAAGGTCTGTTGAGTCCACTTCAAAACTGTATTTACATACTGTTCGGCTCTTGCCATACTAATTTTAAAATCATGTGTCTCTAGTCCACCACATTCAATAGGACGAACAATCTGGTCATGATGTCCATCCGATAAATGCATCACAAGATGTTCTTCAATCCGATCCTTCGGTTGCTCACCAATTTTTATCCACGGGGCTTTTGGTAAAGAGGTTAAAGGCTTGACGATGGTTTCCATCTCGTCTACAACAGCCTTAAATAATCCATGTGTTTTTGTTATAGCCTTTAACTGGCGACGGGCTGAATTCCGTTCATCTGTTAAATGAACTACATCAGCCTCTAGTTCCATTATTTTTTCATTAGTTGGATCAAAAACAGGTAGAGGTTTATGTTGCCCACCTTGATGCTTTCGAGGCAATAAATCATCAGCGTCCCTATGAACTCTTCCAGTTGCAATATCTGAAATTAAGGAGCGACTTACCCGAAATTTCTTAGCAATCTGAGGTTGCGTCAAAGTTCCTTCCAGCAACAATTCCTTAATATCACTTACTTTCTTCTGATTCAGTTTCATCATCGTCTCCTGGGGAATCTTGTGTTGTTAATGCCGGCATAGCACAAATACATATACCAAATGCTAAACATCCCGCAACGATAAATAGGCGCTCCATTAAAGGTGTCGGTCCATTGATTATATAAATAATCCCGCCACCAATAAGCGAGAGGAACATTAAAATACCACAAATAAATGCTATGATACCATCAATCATAAATTACCTTAATGGGAATCTGTCTTTCTTACAGCTAGATAATCAACTGATACCGCCTTGGCAATCAATCGTCCGCCCATAATATCTGAATACTCTTCATGAAGCGGTGTAATTACAATACCTTCTCGACCTTTAAATGAAGAATTAACCTCATTTGAATCAACAACAGTTGTAGGACCATCAACAAGCTGGTCAACAAGTTCCGGGTAAAATGGTCCCACATATAGAACTGGAACTGTTGGAATACAAAACCGCTTACAAGCCGCTTCTACCTCTCCCCAGTTAATATAGTTACCATCTACTGCCACATCAAATACTCGATAACCACTCTGACCTTCAACTCCATAATCCATAAACTGAATCTTAGAGCCGTAGATTTCTCCAAATACAATAACATTTGGCCCATAATTTTCTGCAAAATACCAAAGCATCGCTTTCATGTCTTCTGTCAATGGGAGCCAATAAAGTGTTCGATTGCTATTGGTGTCAAATTCTTTCTTATTCGTTTTATGAGAACCACAAAAGTAATCACCACCAAGAAGCGCAACACGAGAATTCGTCCCGTGAATTTTCTCAGTAACTCTTATAGGAGTCCCCGTCTTAAATGCCCCTTTGAATCGAGCATTTCGATAGTTTTCAATATCAGTATAGCAATGAAACCGTGGATCACTCTTAACTTGATCCCCAGTTTTATTCCACCAAAGCGGTTCCTTTGGTTCATATTTTACCCCGTGAAATCGATCTGTTAGATCCGTCCCAGCAGGAATATCCTGAAGTCCCAGTACAAACCCAAAAGAAGGAACTCCGCGCAAACGGGCGGCTGCCACTCGGCAGTGAGTCTTCCGGCCATCTCCTGGGTAGATTTCTGATTTAAGATATTTATCCACGCCCAATTGAGCAGCTATTTCTTCCGGTATCAAAATATCCGGAGGAAAATATGCAACCACATCACCGGGCTTAAATTCACCCCGACCCACGATAGTTGTATATTCACCAATTGTTGCAATATCAAGACGATCCGCATTAGGATGTGGTTTTACTGCGTCAATCTGTACCGTTATAATACGAACGTCACTCATTTTCTCTCCATTAATTCGTCAATTGCTGTCACAAAATACTTTGGTTCCGGCGCTTCAAACAAAACCGATAAATCTAAACTTTGAACCCGAGAAGCCATTGTGTCCCGATAAGCACGATCTGTTACCATTTTCATAATCAATTGTTCATATTCTTGTTCTGTTGTGGCAACCAATTCACTCAACCCAACTCTACGGAGCAAATACGATGCCACTCGATTATACCATTGGTTTCCTTCCCAGGTGATAACCGGAATTCCAAGGAATAAAGCATCTACTACACTATTATACCCTCCCCACGGGTATGAGTCAAGTGAAAAATGTCCATCTTCCAGATTTTTTAGGTGTTGTTGATACGGCTGATTAGGATAATAAACCGCTTGCCCCTTAAAAATATCATCCATATCTCGTAGAAAGGGGTATGCACAATTGTATCTATTAACACCGCAGCCAGGGAAGAAATGATAAATAATAGAGATGGGTGAACAAATTTGCACATCTCGAAGCAGTTTAAGAGTTGGATAATTGTACTTTGTGACGCCCCAAGGTACATTGACAATAACCGGCTCAGAAGCTTTCTGGGGCCGCGTGGGCACGCATGGCGGCCTTTCTGGGCGACTACCGCTCCCTGGTGCCAGAATTACTTTTTCATAATAATTCATTTCCAACAAATCTAATCGTTCAGCAGATTGTCCAGTAATAAAGTAATCAATTTGTGCCCCGAATGTCGAGCCAGGATTTCCATTTCCTGTTACTTGAATTGGCGCAATTCTACAATTTGCTAACATTACGGACTCAATTGACATTCCTATATCACAAAAATAAACAAGTTGAAAATCATTTTCATAGATTTGAGACACATCCAGTTGTTTATTTTTATATTCAACACGTTTTACATTTTTAAACAATCTGGTATCAAGACGATTATCTTCTGGCCCCAAGGCTACTAATGTTACAGTGTACTTCCGGGCTAACTCTTCAATCAAACTATACATCGTCTTATAAACCGCATGGCCTTCTACCCAACGATCTGCGATAAACGCAATATTATCTGCTTTAGGTGTATTAATAAACTCTGGCGCATGTCTTTGAAAACCAGCATTAATCTGGCCTCTAACAATTGGGGACATTATGGGATCAATGTAACTCCCTAAGAAATAATTAGTCGTTGAACGAGACGTTGGTTGATAACGAACATCCAAAAATGAAAGATGCCACTTACTATTTTCCCATAACAATTCTGTAGTACGTCCTGCGGCCGGTTGTAAATACATATCATACCAAAGTGATGCTAATTCGGCATCATAGTCAAAAAATTCTCGGGGATTAATTTGAATTTGATTCCGAACAGTATATAAAATCATTTGCTTTGGATATGTCTTAGGTCTAGTGCGCAAAATCTCCAGTGTGGAGTCTGTCGTTTTAAATGAAGACATTGCAATCACATTTGCCAAAACATGATTCGCCGTTAAAAGTGCAATCGCTTCATCCCGAGTCAATAGAAAATTAGGATCTGAAAATGTATGAAGAATATTTTGTGCAAGTGTGTTAATCTTAATTGCCGAGGCGGGAGATATTTTATTATAACCCACTTGGCAATAATAAAAAAGTTCGTCAAATATCTGTTTAGAGGTCAACATAAAATGGACCTTTATCTCGGGACTTTTGAATTAGGTTATGATTTTCTAAAATAAAATCAAAGGCTTTAACGAACCACTGAGGTTCATCATTATCACAAAGAAGCGATTTTAACCGATCTACACTAGCAACCTGCGAGCGCGCTTCTTCTAATTTTTCAGATTTAGTTAATAACTCAACTGCTTTGTCAACATATTCTTCTTGACTCTTACAAACTAAATTGCTAAGTCCTACTCTCCGTAATAAAGCCGAGGAAGCACGATTATAAAATCGGGTCCCTTCAATTGCCAGGGCCGGGCACCCAACAAAGAAACTATCTACAATAGTATTGTAACCACCAAAGGGCCAGGAGTCCAATGCAATTGTCCCTTTTTCAAGTTCAATCAAATAGTCTTCATATGGTAACTCAGGTAATAAGACAAACTCATCACCAAACATCTGAGTTAAATCACGGATACAAGGTATCATTGAATTATACCGCCCGATAGTCCACGCAGGGAAAAGACGTACCATTGAATTTGGCACTCGGTCTAAAATTTTACGAAGATTACAAAGCATTGTATAATTTATTTTTGGACTTGTCCATGCACAATTAATAATAGGTCTCTCAAACGATGGATTTCTTCGAGTATAATTAGGAAATACAGGGTGGGCTCCCAATCCTGGAACAAGAACTAATCTCTCACTATAATTTTCAAGAGCCTTTTCAGCTACTTCTGTTTCTTGTCCACCAATATAATAGTCACACAGCGAACCAAATGTACTCGACGGATGCCCGTAACCTGTTACCATAATTGGAGCTAAGCGAAGATTGGCTAAAATTACAGATTCATTTGACATGCCCACATCGGGGATATAGGCTAAATGACAATCCAGTTTTTGAAAAATAGACAAATCCAAATTACCTTTTGAAATATCTCCGGTGCAAATTACATCTTTAAATTGAGTTTTTGCAAGCGATTCACTATCAACTCCCAAATGAACCAGTGTTAAATCATATTTCTTTCCTAAAGCTTCTAATTGGTGCGCACTACTCTTATAGACCGCACTGGTAGGATACCAGCGCCCTGTAATAACTGCGATTTTTTTCTTTGATGTTTTTACTGGGGTTTTAAAATATGGGACTCTATTCCGAATTTGTTGATTCAAAACTGTTTTTATTTCTCGATCTTTTTGAGGAATAGCATACGTACAATCAAAATACGCGGGTGATGTCAATAAAAGAACCATGTTAAATTTATCAGGAATTTTAGAGTAGTGCCTAGAAATATTATCTGCTAGTAATTTTGTAGGCGAGCCACAACTAGATGCTGAGTATGTAATCCACCACAATGTTGCTAATTTAGAATTCAAATCAAAAAATACATCCTGATTAAACATTGGCTGATTTCGGCATGAATACATTACCAAAATCTTAGCAAAATTTCCTGTTTGATGCATGATATGACGCAATAATGAATCCGTAGTTTCATAAGAGGAAACAGCAATCAAATTTGCCATCAAATGATTCATTGTTATTAACGTAGGAATATGATTCTCTGGAATATTAAATTCAGATTGCGAAAAAATAAATAAAATAGCTGCAACAGTATCATCCAATATAGACTGGTCTACTGACCCTATACTTGTATAGCATGAAGACTCAAAATCATGCAACATATCAATAATTCGTTTGCAAACTTCGTCAAAATTATTCTGAGAATAAAGTTGCATTAACTCTTTTCCAGTAACATGGTGGTCAAATAATTTCATTGAACCCTCTGAATTGTTTGTTGTCTTAAAGTAAACACTGGGCAAGTAATTCCTCTGGCAGTCAATTCTAAACAAATATCCTGAGTACGCCAAGGGGTTGTAATAACAATCGCATCAGGTTTAATTTGCTCTATATCACCAGCATATCGAATCAACTGCCCGGTGCCGGGAACAAAACGACCAGCTTTATTTTTGTCTGAGTCAATTACGATAGGAAACTGGTCGCAATTAATACTAAACAAATTTAAAAATGTTGCGCCTTTTCCAGTGCCACCCCAAAACGCCAAGACTGGATATTCTTTTTGAAGTTGTGCTAAAGCCACTGGAACATTAGTAAGCTGACTTTGCCATTTATCTTCAAAGGCGTCAAATCTTTTCTTTATCACTTTAATGCCAAAATTAGAAGGTGTTACACAGGCTACTAGAACTTCTCCAGAATAATATGAATCCACACTATTAAGTACATAACTTGATGTACTTAACATTGTAGAGAGACTTCGACAATTAAAATTAGACACATGTTCATATAAATAGTCGCCGCACCGCCCTAACTCCAAGGCATGGCTAAAACTAGGAACTTCATAAATACAAACAGGTTTCAAATCATATTGTAGACTCCAATAGGCAATCTCAGCAATAAAGTCTCTTGGCTGTTCTAAATGTTCAATAACATGCCGACAAACAATTAAACCCGGTTGATATCGCTTTATATCTCGTTCAGGAACAAAATAGTCTTGTACTACTTCAAAATCAGTAATCTTCTTTGCTTCAATACCAGGCTCGAAACCCAAAAATTTTTCATCGGGTGCCCACTTCTTTAATAACGAAAAGAATTGACCATCGCCACAGCCAATATCAATAGCAACTTTATTATGCCATACATCTCGGTATTTAAACGCCAGTCGCCCAATATCACATAAATGTTCTTGCCATGCTCCGCCATTATTATACATTAAATTGGAATCCTCAGCGTAGGGGATTCTAGTATAATCAAATTGAATATTCCACACATGCCCACAAAAGGCACACATTCTAAAATCCATTGGATACCGCAAAGCCTCAATCGCATCAATTTGACTTCGGGGCAAATTTAACGCTGCCAATGGTTGTGGCCCGGGGTTAAAAAGAGGGTATGAAGTGGCGTGGCCGCAGGCGATGCATCTCATAATAATCCTCAATACTTTCTGCAATAACTTGTGGCGATAAACTTTGCCATTGCTTTCCATCTAAAGAAATACCGCAGTAAACTTCCCGCCCATTTTTAGTTCGATGAATCGAAGCCACAACTCCTAAAGTACCCGTAGCACAACAACAAACTTTTCCTATTTTCGATTCTGGCATATTTCACAACCTTTTAATTTAAGAGTTTGTCCGTGACATTGCATTACAATTCTTGCGCAATGACATGCATCATTGTGCAAAATAAATAATTCCCTAGAGAGGCAATCAGGCCACAATGAATAAAAACAAAATGGATTATTTGGATCTCGTTTATAGCCTTCAATGTCTCTAGGCGGTTCCCAACTTTCTTTTTCATATAAAATAAAGCCATCAGATATTTGTGGAGACTTTAACATGCTCTTGTTTCTGTAAAATTTATTGAACTGTAAACAATACCTTGTGGATCTACTTCAATATGAAGATAAATAGTATCTGTCGTTGTGCCGTAAGCTTGAGCTAATAAATCAATTTGTGCCGCGACACCTGCCTGGGTATTATAATACCCGATAACTCCAAATTGTGGAATTCTATAAGTCATATCAGAAAGAACAGATCCATCTAATCGACTCGTTATAATTACACGAATATTTTCATACCCAGCATAATACGGGACGGACCTAGATTGTTGATGATTAATACAAGGCCCCCAACCACCGCCCCCACCTGAACAATCACCACACCAACCTTTTCCTAAAGCTGTTTCAAGTTTGTCAATAATTCCAGTTTTCCATTTATCAATTGTTTCCTCAAAAGTATTCTCCGGGCAAATATGCTTTAATACCGCTTGAGCCTTTTTAATATCACTAACTGACCAAAGATGTGGATCTGTAACTTCATCTAATTTATCGGCTTTGGGGCATGTCCCAGGGGGGTTTTGACCTTGCTCATTAATATCATCAATCAATTTATTCCACTGATAAATTTTAAATGGTCCGCTGTCATAATATACACTCATAGAAATCTCCCCAGAATTTCATCAAGCGAAAATGGACGCCATTCACCAAAAAGTCTATACGCATTATCCATACCAACATCAATCGCTCGACGACCTGGCCAGATTCTATTTAAAATTTCTTCCATTGAACCGTGGCAGTGACCATACAGATGAATTGAGCCATGCTCACGCGCCCTCCATGAAGCAAGTGGATAGTGAGACATGTGAATCTTTTGCTTACCAAACTTCCGATAAACCATATTATTCATCGACGAAACATGACTTCTCAAAGACGAGGAATCATGATTTCCAGTAACCACATGAATCTTTCGGCACTTAATTCGTTGACGATAGTGTCCATACTTAGACGCCTTCCATGCAAAATCACCGAGTATCCATAACTCATCATTTGGCCACACATGTTCATTAATGCCATTAATAATCGCAGCATCCATCGCTGCAACATCACAACCAAATAAAGCGCTTCGCTCTGGTTGATGTCGTAGAATCCCGGCGTGTCCAAAATGTGTGTCAGCAGTCCAGAAGATATTAGGCAAGTTCAGCTAACTCCTTCTGTAACTGTGCAATCAGTTCCGTCAATTCAGCCTTCTTTGCTTCTCGTGCCTCCGTATACAAGCGTACTGCTTCATCCGCAGCCGCCGTAAGTTCCTTACTCAAACGCCGAGCCGCCTTAGCCGTCAGCACAAAGGCATCAAAGGAAAAACTATCAGGATCGGTAATAACCACATACATCTTACCATCCGTCAAACTCTCAAAAACACTAGCCTGTACCATTGTTCAATCTCCTCGTTAAAAAAGTTACCACTATTACATTATACCATCTCAAACGGCTAAGTCAAGAGATTTTTTCTTGATTTTATTTCTTCATCAGTAGGTTGTGAAGTATTTTGATCTAAATATTCGGCTGCCTTTCTTAAAAGCGTTGAATTATCTTGAAATTGTCCTAATCCAAAATTACATCGACCACACAAAAGTCCGCGAACTTTTTTAGTTAAATGATCATGATCAACAAGAAAATTAGTATTATATTTACCCAACGGTAATTTGCTGCCACAAATAGCACAAACTCCATTTTGCTTTTTAAGCATAATATTATATTCTTGTAAAGTGGTATCGAAATTCTTTTTTAATTCTCTGTTACGGCCAATATCTGGATTTTCTTTGTTATACTTTTTAACACGTTGTTTTATTTTTTCCTTATGTCGTTGATAATGTTCTGCTTTTTGAATTTTTAAACATGTTTTACAATATACATTCCTATAATCTCTATTAGAGTCTGTCAATAAAATTCCACATCTGGCACAGCCTTTTTCTTTCATTGATATCCCCGTAACCAGTGTTCATCCGGTTTATCATGAAGTTCATACCAACCTTTCCCGTATAAATCTTGTAGTCGCTCAAAGTATGTTTGATATTGCCATTTTACATTTTCCATTGAATAGAGTTTCACAGCCCTGTCGTGAGTATACTGTCTATCGAGTAATGGTACATTCCGCGCTGCATGGCAAAATTCATTCAGCGTGTGACAACGAAATCCAGTGCGGCCATGTTCAACAGTTTCAGTAAAAGCCCCAAAATCTGTTGTGATAGCCGGCGTCCCGGCCATTTGTGATTCCACTGCGACCGCCCCGAAGGGCTCGATATATATGGTACTAATAAATGTACCTATAGCATTCTGATACAATTCGGCGCGTTTATTACCAGTGGCAAAACCTACATATTCTAAATTATCACCTTCATAAACTGCACCGTCAGCACAGAAAATCTTATTCCCTTCAACCTTAGTGCAACCCTGTCCTGCAAGCTTCAATTTGACTCCGAGATTCTTGCAAGTTTCAACTGCGATGTGAATTCCTTTTCTCCGGATAAGTCGGCCAAGATATAGGTAATAATCTCCTTTTTTAAGTTGGAGAGGATAATCATCTGGATTCAGATAATTAGGAATTACTGCATCATAGAGATGGCCATCAGGGTCATAACCACCTTGCGCACCCCATATCTTGTGCATATGAGAATAAGACTCAAACACACGATACTTAGTAAAAGTTCCATTATAACCAATGCCGTATTCAACAGCCATAAGTTCAGGAAGAGCATCTGCTACCGGCTTGCCAATTGTTCCGTTCATTATACACAAGAAGTCCCCTGGCTTACAACGGCGCTTAATCGCTGCACTAGCGCGGGCATTCATCAGCTTCCAGTATTCAGCATTTCCAGACCAATCGACTTCGTATAAGGCGTCGGGATTGTATTTACCAAAGTAACTTTCTTGTTCATTCTTTGACAAAATTTGAACGTGTTCGTCACATTCAGGGTTACTCCCTTCAACTCCATAGTGAAATACCGTGTGGCCTAGAGATTTCATCATAGCACAAAAATGAAAAATCTTCATCGTGAAGGCGCACGCAGAGTGACTCATATTTGTGACAGTGTGTGGTAGCGCAGGCACGTGAAATCTAAATGACTTTATCATGTATAACTCCTTCTTCAATCTCGCTATAAATGCCCTGGAATTCCCCTAATGTCATCTTCTCCAGATCCCTATTTTGCTTTAAAACTTTTAATACTGCCTCATCTGAGGAAAGATGGATGAGGTCTACAATCGTGCAACCCCGGTTCATATCAGCTCCAATTCTGTGAATTCTATCCTCACTTTGCGTCCGGCTCTCCGCTTCATAGCTATTTGACCAGTACACAGCCATCCGAGACTCTTGAAGATTTAATCCCATTCCGCCACTTTTGGGGTGGGCCACAAAGGCTACACGAGAATTATCTAAATCAACCCAATAATCCAGAATATCTTTACCAGCAAGTTGCTTACCTTCAACATCAAAAATTGAACCTCCACGACCATCCAATTGACAAACAGCCCACTTATTTTTTATACAAATTTTTGTAATTTTGTCAATTGAGCCAGTAAAGCCTGCAAAAATTACAATGCGACCTTGCTCTTCGCACTCATCTAGTAAATCAATTAAAGCCGGCTCTTTTGGACAAGCAACTTCCCGAACAATGCGTTCAATGTGATCTACTTCCATCGATCCACCACATGTTCCACAGGGCCATGTTACTTTCGTCAAAGTAGCCACATATTCTGGATCTAGGTAATCTGTCATATCATAAACTTTTTCCTCATCATCAGGATCGATCCAGACTGGTTTTGTTCCATCTTGACAAACGGGGCATTTTGTTTTTCCAACTATCTTCTCACGATATTGGAATCCATCGCTTAACTCTCTGAGTAATGTCAATCCAACAATTGTACTAGGAGCTGAACCTAAAATTGACTGAGCAACTCGGAGTGTTGTTGGTGTCGGCTCACACTTAACAATTCGATATTGTTTTTCAGGGAGATCCAGACAATCTTTCTTATGCTTTACTACAACTAATCCCTTTAAACGCTCATACAGATAATCGCATTCATTAACGCTAGATTGAAATTGATGGGCTTCTGATTGCGTAGCCGAAGCAAATTCATCGTGCGGCCCGTCATCATAAAGCTTCCCACACACCGAACACTTAGCTTCATCATCCTTCCAACCTATTCGGTGTGGATATACACCAGATAAGCCTTCTTTATTAACAATAAAAGCCAATCGCTTTTCAAAGGCTGAAGGATGTCCTTCTTTAATCCACCCTGGATATGCAATCTCGGTTTGGCTCCACCAATCTATCGGACTCTTCGGACTAGGTGTGCCGCTCATCAAAATTACATACCCTTCAAACCCCCAATCCGACCGAATCCCGTCGGCAAGAGCCTGTGCTGCTTGTGATCGCTGTGCATTGGCATTTTTGCAACGACTTGATTCGTCAAATATAACTCCATGTGGTGCTTGTCCTTCCCAATTCGCCATCCGTTTAACCAAACCCTCGTAAGTCATTACCTCAATATCAAGAGTCTTACTAACACCCCACTTTTTAAATTCTCGTTCAACTGCCAACAGCCCGCTTTTAGGCCCGATCCAAAACCACCGTGGGCGTTCCGACTTTTCCATGACTTCAATAGCCGATAAAGTTTTACCCGTTCCCATTTCTGCCGCCCAAATTTGGTAATGATAGGTAAGTCCTAAATTGCTCATATCCTTTTGATGTAGCATTAATGGGCGAGTATATGTATAACATTTAACTTCTCTATCAAACCAAGAAAAAGGATTCTCCCCCATTAAAAATTGAAGTTGAATTCGGTTTCTAAGACAATCTTTTACCTTCCATACTTTACGGGGATTCTCTTCAGCAAAACCAAGCCATTTTGCTCCTTTCATACTTTTAATCTCGTCTTTTAACGCGAATGGGGATTTTAAGAAATAAATATATCCATCCTCATTAAAATCAAGTTTAGCGGGGGCTTTACGCCGCCCGCTTGAAGTTTCATAAATCAATTTCGTATCAATGATACTCATCTTAAATCTTCCAGATAAAAGGTTTGACCTTGCGGGTGTTTTTTTCCAAAAACATCGGCTAATCCAATAGCTTGGAACTGTAAATACACTTTATCAAAACAAGCTCGAATCTCTTCATCTTGATCCTTCCGACAACCTCGCAAAACCGCCGATTTCCATTGTTTTAATGTACCCCCCACAATAAGGGCTTGAACCCCTCGTATTCGAGTCTCTGATAGTGCAAATCCCATACCGTCAAGAATCTCCATGATTAGAAGCATGTTTTGTTCATCCGCAGCTATGATGAATACAAAATACAACAAATTGTAGATATCTTGATAGTTTTTTGAATCTTTATTTCGGAACCCTGCCAAACACGCCATTAGATGGGGAAGTCCCGAAAGGCCAGCGGTGTCGGCTGCGCGTGCAGGAGAATAGCCTAACATCTCATTAGCAAGAGCTAAGAACGTAGGCAAATCATAGGCAGGTTTTGAAATCAATAAAACATCAATCATTAAGCGTCTTAACTAATTTCTCAAGTAACTCTTTAATTTGATCAATGAGTCTTAATTGTAATAGCAACTTTTCACGTTTCTTACTTGGGGGTGGTACATGTCCCATTCCACTTTCTCCAATTCCAAATTGCTAAAGCTAAACATACTAAATCAATAAACAAAGCACTCCACAATTGAATTTGAATTGCGTATAGTGACCAACCAATATTGCCGATAATACTAAATAACCAACCAATCTTCCTCTTTTTACCTGTGTAGTAAATAGACAATATGATAAATATATTTGATATCCAACCCAGCATTTATTTTCCCCATTTTATTTGATGCCAGAGTTCGTCATGAGGAACAAATAAACCAAGCTTTATCAAGATACATACCAACGTAAAAATAAGGCAGTTCCCCAAATTACCGAAGATATAGTAAGCTAACCACAAACAAATAAAATTTGAAATAAATTCCCAGGAAACCGCTTTTACAAAAGTCCGTTTAAACGAATGTGGTCTAACCATGAATCCTCATCCTCCGTAATATTTCTAAAGCCATCGGTATAGCAGTATTAATAGTCACATCTTTTCGTTCTCTTAGTTTATATTCAATGGTGCTTGCTAGCTTATGCGCAGGTTCATACTTCCATCCATTATGGGACATTACTTGATCTTCAATATACTCATGAGCAATAAGAAAAGGCCACTCCTCCGTGTGTGTAAGGGCCTCGATCCAAAGTTCATTCGTTGGTATAAATTTATACCGTGCGCCATTACCGCCCTCAATGAAATCTACTTTAAAGCGATTACGAATAATAAAACCATTGACTGTCCAGATGGTAAACTGCTCATAATTTGCTATGTGACTAACTCGAATATCGCCTGGTTGTTTTACCCTATAATTTGAGCGCATTTGTCTCTCATAAACTAACGCACGATTATAAGCCTCTTCCTTTGGCATCCCTCCAAGCATTAGCTTTTCACGCCAAAGTAAATTCGCAACAACAAATGGAATTTCAATTTGCGAGACATCATCTTCCACCCAAATCTCATTTTTAGGGACCAATAGGGGGAAATCTGTATGAATTGCGCTTTCTCCAAATTCTTCATTCCTGGGGCTAGAGTTTCTAACTTCTTCACCACAAACTGAAAAAGCCGTATATGGGCCATACTGCCCTATTTTTGTTTTTTGAAAATCTGGCATTATTTAACCTCTGCCACAAATTGAACTTCCTTTGGCATCATACAAACATTGTTGCTGCAAGCTGTATATCGAATTGTCCCTCGTACTGTGGGATACCCCTTTACAATATTAGGGAATCGTAATATAAATCCCCACACTACGGATCCTTCAAAAACCTCCCCGGATGCACTTAGCTCACTAATAACTACCGCAGGAATATAAAGACTTTCACCAATTATTTCAAAATTTGCACCTGATTCAATTGTAATCTGTGTGTATGGATTTGTTGAATTTGGAAGTTTAGGATAAATATGATACCCAGAAGAAATAATAGCCGTAACTTTTAAATCAAAATAACCTTCCCTGTCACACGGAGTCAATGTAGTTGAAATTGTTACCGGATTTTCAACAATAGGAGTCACAGATTGATCCGTGCAAAATGAACTAACAAGAGCCACGGCAACAACAGCCAATACACCTAAACCTAAAATTGAGCGTGCATATTTCCACATTATTAAACTCCTAAACAACAGAAAGCCGGGAGCGGTCGCCAATGCCGCTCCCGGTCAGAGACAAAATTATCGAGCCCGGCGTTTAGTAGCTGGTGCTTCTTCAACCTTTTCCACTTCTCCACTCTTTAGAGCATAAAACTTCTTAATTTCATCCGTGACAACATCAATAGGTGGAAGATTAGTAAAAGGAGTGGTACATTGGAAACTTACTGGCACATGCCAACCCCATGAACCCTTTGTAATATACTTAGCCTTCAAAGTACATGGAAGTGGTCCACGCGCTTCAACAGTCTTTCCAGTCCTTTCACTGATTTGAGCGGCGGCTGCTGGAGAGATCGGACAGAAACTAAGAAATCGAGTTGATTCCCTACGACCAGATGCCGTTCCAAAAAACAATTCATAGAACTGGGCCTTATTTCTCTCAAATACAAGAAAACAAACACCATACATACAATGGCTATTATCTTCTTCATCGGACGCCTTTTTCATTCGCTGATATTCTGGCGACTGAGAATCATAACTTACAATAACATTATCCCGATCCGCCATATCAATAGCCTTTGGTCGCCAGGCGAATGGTATAACATCAATCTCTGTTCCCAAATCTTCAATATTGTCTTCACTAACTGGAACCCCGTAATGTCCAGGGCCAATTAACTGTAAATCAACATACTTACCTTTTGTATAAAGCTGAATACGTTGGAGAAAGGTTGAATTCTGAATAACCCCACGAAAAACATCCATACTGGGGGCTAGATCCGGCAATGATTCAACTTGATAAACTGGAACCAACTCATTCTTTGACATAATAAACTCTCCTCTTTGAAATAGGAATCTAAAAACTACTCTTCATCAATCGCGTGACCATATGCTGCAATAAATATATTTTGCTCAGTTGCTAAATCAGTTAATTGTCTCCGCAACCTAGCAATTGATTCTGTCTCCCAATTCTTTAAGTTACATTGTTTTGCTAATTTTCTTACTTCCCGAGTAGACAACTCTTCAATGATACTTTCAGGATTCTTCATTTAATGACTCTTGTATTGGTAGTTGTTGAATTAATTCATCATCCTGGCGATCCCGGCGGTCAGCCGTCCGATTTGCTATTTTAACTTGTTGTTCTTGAAATTTATCCTGGGCTCGTTTTATCTGAGCCACCATGCTATCAGGATCTAAGTGCAAAACCCATGCCAAAGCTAGGTTCCAGGCATCTAATGGTTTAGTTATATTATTTTTTACTAACAAAACTGGACCTAATAACTGATGTTTATGTTCTGCAACAATAACTCTATAAAACTGAAGATAGGGGTGTGGTTCAAAATGTGTTTTATAGAAATTACCAACCCGTTCTTCTACGCGCTTACTCTTATACCCCCGCAACTGTTCACTACAAAAACGAGAAAATTCATTTGCTGGTTTTACAATTGCATCTTCCTCTAAATCGACTTGCATCCATTTAGGAAGTTTAGCTAACATATAAGCAGAAGTAATAGGAATCTCGCCTCTATCGACCCTCTTTCCAATCTCAGAAATAAGATTTAACAATCCTAACATTTTCTTAATCCAAGCTGGAGACTTACGTATATCTTTAGATAAACCAGCAAATGTCATTTTTGGATCCGCCATGAAAATTCGTTTCATTTGATTTGCAAATGAAACGGGCTTTGTCATCTGTTTTATTGCATTTGCTTGTAATTGTATTCTAAGAACTTCGGCATCATCTGCTTCAACTATAATTGCAGGAATAAATTCAAGTTCTAAGTCTTTATAACATAACCAACGTTTCATTCCATCAACAATCTCATAACGATCTTCTTGGCGATTTGATGGTCTAACACAAATTGAATTGATTAAACCAAAATCCTTAATCGAATCCCTAAGCTCCAAATAAGCAAGTGACTTTTTGTTTACCAACCGCATAAGTAAATATGGTTGAAAAATAATTTTCACTGGGATCAATTCAACTCGTTCATTTGGCATACAATTTTCTCCTATACTACTTATGATACCATTTTGCCTCTCTTTACCAATAGAATCTAAAAATTTTTTGAGAATCTTTTTGATTACATCTTATAGGGTATTTACTCTTCCCTAATAAGTCATATTATTTTTTACTTAATCTTTCAACAGTTAAGTCACAACTTGTTTTTATAAAAGAGAGTTATGTCATTAGAAGCCGAATTAACTATCTCTCAGACTACAACCAGTAGAAATAAAAATCAAATAAAGTTATATTATATATAGGAGATAATACAGAAAATAGTTATTTTTCAAAATAATGCTATAACTTGATTCTATAACTAGATTTAGAATCCGCCTGTTGAATAATGAAGTAAATACCCTATAAGATGTAGTCAAAAAGATTCTCAAAAAAATCCAAGAATTCATTGGTACCAACCTATGAAATGGTATCATAAGTAGTATAGACCAAGAACCTGATATTGTAGCCGAGAAGTAATATGCCCAAAGTATCTGATGCAATAAAAACGTTTCTATCTCGTATCCATCATAATTGTCCAGAGATGGCGGCTTGGTACACTGATGGTATGGAGGTTCAGATAATGGCTGCCGCTGATAAAGGTGAGCCGGTAGCAGGTAAACGTAATACATGGAGTGATGGTATTACCGAATGGGGACATATTCGATTACCAAAAAATGCCGATACTGAACCTGTGGACAATGACTATGAGATGCGATGGCCTCTTCATGAGCATGTTGACTATATCGGTATGACGGGTTGGTGTTATAAAAATAAACGTTCGATTCGAGTAGGTTTCGATTTTGATTCAATTATGGGGCACGCTAATGGAGTTGGTGTCACCGATGATGAACTTTTAAGAGTTAGAGCCGCCGTTGAAAAAATACCCCAAGCGTGGTTATTTTACAGCACGGGTGGGTCGGGTCTTCACTTATATCTACCCTTCGATCCTGATAACGCCCCTGAAACAGTAAACCACCATGAACATGCGGCACTTGCAAGATCCTGTTTAGGAGTTCTTTCTAACCTTGTAAACTATCCATTTGAAGCTGCTTTGGATGTTTGTGGTGGAAATATGTGGATTTGGGGTCGTAAGATGACAAGTGATAATCACGGATTATCACTTATCAAGAAAGGCGAAGGATTCTTTGAACCGCCGCTTCATTGGCGAGATCATATTTCTGTTGTTACTCGCAAACGAACAAAGATTCAAATTCACGGTGTGCCTGATGGTGAAGAAACAGATGTTGAAAATATGGCTGCCAGTCGTCGGTTGATTCCTTTAGATGCAACACACCGTAAAATTATTGAAGAACTTCAAACACTTAATTATTCAACTTACTGGGTTGATGATCACAATATGCTTCAAACCCATACTTGTGCTTTAAAAGAAGTGTTTAAAAGATTTGCAGAGCGTGGTGATCCATTACACGGTCAATATGACACATTGAGTGATGGCACGGACCCTGGAAAGCCAAATTGTTTTGCCTTTGCCTGCCTTGATGGTGTTTTTAAAGTTATTAGGTATGGAGAAAATAAATCTACGGAGCATGTCACATGGAGTAAAGACAATAAAGGAAGGGCATATTGTTATTTCAATCAAAAATTAGATTTAAACATTGCTGCCACGATTTTTGGTGGAATGGAAAATGCCTCCCGGGGTGGAGGCTATACTTTTCCAACAGCAGAAGAAGCTTTGGGAGCTATCAAGTCTCTCGGTTCATCATTTGATATACCCGCACAATTGGTGGGAAAACCCACAACGTTAAGAACACATAAGGATGGTCGAGTAGTTGTTGAAATCAAAGCTAAAACAGATGATCCTGTCCCAGGTTTTATTCAAGAACGTGGTAAATTTGTAAAGCTTTTGAATGTCCAAGCAAGGCCAACTGCCGAAGATGATGAAAAAGTTGAAAAATTTGATTTGGAAACTTTAGATCAAATGGTTAGGGCACTTCTGACTGTAAATTTGGATGAGGCCGGTTGGGCTTTATACGACTCTGAATTTAATCATTGGACAAGACAAACAAAAGATAATATTCGATCGGCGCTTAAAGCTAAAAACTTTGACTCTGACGCTACGGAAAAGATTATGGGGCACTCGGTAATGAAAGCTTGGTCCTTAGTAAATATACCATTTGCTGATGAACAACCTGGTAATCGACAGTGGAATATTAATGCGGCTCAGTTTCGTTTTGCTCCGACACCATATCCTGATGATATGACATCAATGCACCCCCACTGGGATTTAATTTTAGAACATTGTGGTGAAGATTTAACGCAAGCATTAAAACATAGTGAGTGGGCGCGTAAGAATAGTGTCTCAACTGGAAAAGATTATCTACTATATTGGATTGCTTCAATGTTTCGCAATCCCTTTGATCGACTGCCCTACCTATTCTTTTTTGGTCCACAGAATTCAGGAAAATCAATATTTCATGAAGCAATAGCACTTCTTGTAAAAGATGAAGTAGGTGTACAACCAGCCGATCAAGCTTTGACAAATCCTAATGGATTCAACGGTGAACTAGCAAACACCTTCTTATGTGTTGTTGAAGAAACAAACTTATCGAAAGAAAAATCGGCAGCATATAATAGAATCAAAGAGTGGACAATGGCTTTAATGATGTCTATTCATCCAAAGCGAATGCAAGTTTACAAACAACGAAATACAACTCACTGGATTCAGTGTGCAAATGAAAGAACATACTGTCCTATTTTTCCAGGGGATACTCGTATAACAATGTCTTATGTGGGACCACTTGAAAGAGAAATTCCAAAGGATCAATTGATTAAGTTATTGGAGGCTGAAGCACCATATTTCATGGCGACTATATTATCTATTAAGTTGCCAGAAGCAGATGGTCGAGCAAAAATCCCGGCTTTAATGACGGGCAGCAAAGAACAAGCGGCGTCTGCAAATCGAAATCCTTTGGAAGCATATTTAGAAGATATATGCCACCACTCACCCGGTTCCTTTATGTCTTTCAATGAGTTTATTGAACATTTTATGGATTCATTGCCATCAGTAGATCGGCCTCAATGGAATGAGCGGCGTATTCTTCAAGAATTACCAAATCAATACCCATCTGGACATTATAAAAAAGATAATAAGATTTATATCGGTAATGTATCTTTTACAAAACCCGAAGATTCACTAACACATAAGTTTATTTTTGAAAATGGACAATTGGAAAGGGTGCTATTGTGAATTACCGAATAGGAATTTATAGAACCACAGTCCGACACGGCTCCGTAATTGAAACTAAGCAAATTGCCGAGGTAGATTGTTTTGAATATCCCGGTGATTTACAGGAAATTGCAGAGCAATATGACGGTGATTTTGCAATAGTTGAAACTGAGGATTGTATCGAGGAGTTAGTATGAATGAATTTCAAATGGCCGATAGTGGAGCACATCAATCCTTTGGTGAAGGACGAGCAATTCGAGATACCCCAACGAATAAACCTCGACCTGACCTGATCTCGCCGTTCGCTGAAGAGCGCCAAGGACACTGGCTCCGCATGGGCGCAGCAAAGTACGCCGAAAGGAACTGGGAGAAGGGGATGCCGTTCTCCCGTTGCGTGGCCTCCCTCAAGCGGCACGTCATGCGTTACCAGCAGGGGATGCGCGACGAGGACCATTTGGCCGCCATCATGTTCAACGCGATGGCCCTAATCCACTATGAGGAGATGATCGAACGGGGCGTGCTGCCAGCGGAACTCAACGATATGCCGACTTATCAATTATCGGAGAAATCCTAATGGATTCAAAGCTTGCTAGACAGTTTATTGCTGGAAGTTTTGCGGATTTTTTAATCTTTCTTGCTGCACTTCCGGATCCAATTATTGTTGGAGGAACTTATCCGAGAAATAAGTTAATGCAGGCATTTCAAAGTTGGACTGAAATTAGAGATTTTAATACAAATAATGCCGATCTCTCAGCATGGAGAACAGCTTGCAGCCAGGGTGTGTTAAAATGAAACAAATTCCACTCACACAAGGCAAGCTTACTTTAGTAGATGATCAAGATTATGATTTCTTGATGCAATGGAAATGGCATATTCAAAAAAGTCACAAAACAATTTATGCGATACGAACTGATAATTTCAATCACACAACAATTCGGATGCATCGTATTATTGCAAAAAGAATGAGATTAGAAGGACATATAGATCATAAAGATCAAAATGGATTAAATAATCAACGGGATAATTTGCGATTTGCGACAAACTCTCAACAAGGTGCAAACCAAAAGAAGCATAACAATAATACATCAGGGTATAAGGGTGTCTATTGGAGAAAAGATAATCATAAATGGAGGGTAGAAATTAATGTCAATGGAAAAAGAATAAATTTAGGTTGTTTTGAAAATTCTAAAGATGCAGCAAGAGCTTATAATGAAGCAGCTATAAAATATCATGGTGAGTTTGCTGTTTTAAATGAGGTAATATTATGACAACTCCCTACCCAAGTTTAACGTTGCAAGGTAATTTGATGGTCGCCATCGATGTTGAAACAACCGGAAGATTAGCCGGCCACCATGAAATTGTACAAATCGCGGCGCAACCACTTAATACACAACTAGAACCTTTAGAAGGGGTTCTACCATTTTATATGAATATCCAACCTGAATATATTAATAGAATAGAACCTGACTCAATGCGTGTTCATGGTTTATCACTATCGAATCTTAAAGAGACAGGTTTGGAGAAATGGAAAGTTGCCGATTTATTTGATGAGTGGTTTCAACGGTTAGATTTACCACATCGGAAATCTTTGATTCCATTGGCTCATAATTGGGCATTTGAAGCTGGGTTTCTAAAACACTGGTTAGGTTTAGAATCCTTCAGCCAATTTTTTCACCCCCACCCGCGAGATACAATGTTACTCGCTCTCAGCATCCAAGATCGGGCTGTCTTCCGGGGTGAGAATCTCCCCTTCAAGTCCTTTGGGTTGGGTGCTCTCTGCAAGTGGTTCGACATCCCTCTCGACGACCACCACGACGCTCTCGCTGACGCTCTCGCTGTTGCTAGGCTCTATAAAGGGCTCCTCTTGCTGGAGTTGATTTAATAATTGGCAATTCTGGCATGTTGATAAGTTTAAACGAGTATCTTTAAGTTTTGGATGTGTACATACCATCACTATTCGTACACAGCGACAACCTTCATCTCGCTGAACTAATGTACGATTTCTATAAGGGCAATCTTGCCACAGTGGTATAAATATCCAAGCATCAATTGTGCGTGGATTAGTGCCACGTCGTCGATACCCCTCCATATCTGGAGGCGGTTCACCGTGTCCCTTCATTGGGTAATAAGCAATACCATCTTGAAAGAATCTTGGCATATCATAAATTTTTGTGCGAGCCATTAAATTTCTCCTAATTAGCAGGGTCCATTAAAGTGAGTTACACTTTGTCCGGCATTCATTTTTTCATAGCCAAGTATCTTTAATGTTGTTACTGGGGCTATTTCTGTTAATCGAACACGGTGTATATAAATTCCAAATTGGCGTAATTGTTTTCTGCACGCATGGGTTAATTCATGGGCCACTTGACCAGTTATTTCTTTGCAAAGAGAATCATATTCCCAATGAGTAATTGTATCAACTACAACTGCCATCGAGATATCATTAACTGTGGTATCAACATCCCAATTATTTTTACCAATTGCCTGCATCACATTCTGTATTGAAAATACAATCAAAGCACCTACGGCAATTTGTTTCCCATCTTGGGTAACGAGGGATTGAGTTGGCAAGTGGTGGGTTTGTCTAGCTACAACAATAGTTTCCCAATCCGTGGTAAGTGGCCAAACCCAATGCCAACCAGGTTTCATTTCCTTTGCCCATTTTCCAAATCGCCACTTAACCCCGCCGTGTGTTAGACGAACAATAACAGGACGAGGAACAAATTTTAAAACTGCCTGAACAATATCATTTAGCCAAGAGAAATCCATATTATTCATGTACCTGTTGAGTTAGAAAATCATCACCAATACCTTCATCATTAATATCAAGTTTACCTTGATTTTTTAACCAGTTTGCAGCATTGCAACATACATCAATGTGAGTTCCATCGTTTTGAATGTATACCCGGCAACTATTTTTAAAAGTAGGATTAAAACCATGACACTCCCGGCAACAGCAAGCTTGTTTCCAATCTTTTAATTGCCAACATTTCTTAAAAATTTGTACATAAACTCGGCGACATTTTAAACATACTTTCCACCAGCTAGGCAATTCAACTGAATGAAATGGTTGATGACATAGCCGGCATTCTGTAGGCAATGTTACGCACCAAATTCGTGTAAAATTTGAATATTCAGCAGGAAGTTTTGTATAAGTATATCTCATATTATGGCCCCGCTCCACTAGAACCACTAGGCCCACCGCCACCGCCGCCACCACTATTATCTGGTTGCAAGAAAGCAGTACCAGCTCCAAATTGTTGGCCTTCTTCATCATATCTGAAATCAAAGTTAGTAGGTGTATTTGTATCGTCATCCCAATATGCTAATGTGTCACCTAACAAGTAATTTGTATCAGGGTCAATCTTCTTAAAGAATGTATCTAATGTTGAAAGTGCTTGCGTGTTGGGATCATAGACATCAGTATTATGTAAATCTATATAATCATTAAAAACCCCAGCCGGAATTGGCGCTAGATCAAGTTTATCAAATGGACTTAACATAATGGTTTCAGGATCAATGTGAGGCAGTGACGCATTAAATTTTGGTCGTCCTACAGGCGAATAAAATGGATTTGAAATCATTACAGCTTTCGGGACAAACCCAACATCTGTAGGATTTCGATCACCATAGTCCGCGTGAGGTCCAAATCCAATATTTGTGCCACCAATAAAAATTACCCCCGGCGTTGTTGGAACATAGCCAACAGGTAAAATTCCAACTGCAAATGTCTCAAACCCAGCGCCACCAGCATACCCTTCTGCAATTTCTTGAGCAGTTGGAAATTTTGTACCGGGTGGCAAAGATGCTGGCCAGAAAAAGGGATAAGGTGTCATTGTACCACTTTTAAGCGGCGTTAAACACTCAAAATCAATGGTATATTTATCAGAGTTATATTGAGCCGACATTACAATAGCTTTTACGGGGTCATTGGAGACATATTTCTTGTCTCCAAAGTTTAAAAGCACTGTATCAAAAGTTTCTATATTAAGCTTTTGTAAAAACGTGCTAAACTTAACTCGCTTCCAGGTATTGGATTTTCTAATCATCCAAAATGTTGCTACTTTGTAAACTATATCTGGTTGATTATAGATATACATATCATATGACTCTTCAAATAGTCCATATTTTTTAACATTGTGTCGAAGAATGATATGATTTTCACTGTCTTCATCCCACGTCATATGCCAGTTTACAGTATCTTTAGTTACAATATCTTCGGTAGACGCACTAGTTGATGTTGACGCTGTTGTTAAATCAACTTCTATCCCTGTTTCAAAGTCAATATCATTTAAAGTAATAATACTATCAACGGTAGGTTCTTCCGCAATATATTTAATAAAGAATACTCGATCTTTAAGATACAAGGCGCATCTTGCTTGAAATGCAATTTCATTTAAAACTTGAATGATATTTTTTCGATCCAAGATAGGAAAGTTTGCGGGGAAGTTTGCAAGTTTAGTTTTAACAACATTAAAACTTGCGGTATCCCATCTTAAGGAGGTATATTGTTGAATTAAATAAATCAAAATATCAACAATATTCGGACCTACAGACGAGTGAAAAGTAACATATAGAGTATCTTCCCACCCTTCGGAAGTATCTGCTTCAAGATCCGCAGTGGGTGTTAAAGCTTGGGCTTGGGCTAGTTGGTCAGTTAAATTATTATTTAGTGTTATAGTGCCATCTGAGTTTATAATATATGTTGGAAAATCAACATAGCTACTTAAAGGTCTAGTAAGAATAATTTGAACGGCTGTTACTGGATATCGACTGTTGGGGTTTACTGCCCCATAATTAACTGTTTTCACAGTATAATAGTTTGTTGGTAATGCTGTTAAAACCCGGGCCTGTCCGGGAGGTTGTTTATACGCCTTTACTGATAATATTGTTCCAGGAACGATACTAGCAATATAAGTAAGACTTTCATCGCTGGCAATAGTAACATTAGTCCCCGGGTCTGCCCAAAAACTTTGAGGCGTATAACTACTACTTGTATCTGGGTGTCCCCCACCGCTATGATTTTTATGGGCTTTGTCTTTTTGAGCTGAAGGTAATATTCCATCAGCAACAATAGTCCCCATAACAAGTTTTCGGTTATCAACTATACTCCCGCCACCTCCACCTCCGCTACCACTGCTTCCACCACCGCCACCTCCACCTCCGCTACCACTGCTTCCACCACCGCCGCCACTTATTATAACCACGGCCCCCTGCATAACTGGTATTTGCATTTCAAAGTGAAAATGAATGCCAGCCCCCGGATCTGAAAAAGGTGTTGGAATTAATTGTCCACCAATTTGGACATAACTATCTTCTGGTGCATCATCGGCAACAATGCTGTCTTCTGTTGGACAACCAGGACTAAAACTACTACCGGCATCCTCATTAGCCTTATCCTGATTATCTGGATGATATCGGCTTGTAATTGTAAATAAAGCAGTGCCGGTGGGGTCTGTTCCAGTAGCCCCGCTAAAAGATCCGGTGAATAATCCTCCGCCAATATTTAAAGTTAAGGTAACATTTTGAGGAAAATCCTCACCCCCAATAATTTGAACAACGTCGGGGCCAGAACCTTTGGATGCTTCAGATTTAGATTTCGCAGCATGGCTAGTTGCTCGACAGGAGGCTCGCGCCTGGGCTTGTTGTTGCTGTTTCCGGCGGTCATCTTGTTGAGTAGCCCATTTATCATATTGATCTTGAATTTGCTGTTCGACTTTTGAAATTTGGTCATCAATTTCACTAGCTTTTTTTGTATACTGGTCAGCAGTCTTGGGAATTCTACTGGATAAGAAATCGGCCGCAACAGAATACGCGTCAGCACATTGTTTAAGAAAATCTAATTGAATCTCAGCCACACGAGTATCAGGTTCATCGGTTTCTGCTGTATCAGTATCAACTTGTTGATTATTTGCGGCCCATGTACCAATATTATTTGTGCCACTAACAATTCCAACCCCAGTCGTAAGAACACCTTTTATTGCTTTAGTAATTTGTAATGCGGGATAATCTAAAACGGTCCCAAAAGCCATCGGCCAGGGGCTACCTACTAAATCAGCCGGCACCCAAGGAAATTCACCTTCTTCAGCACTAAAACCAATTTCCTGATCTTGTAATTGATTTATTACAGAAAATGTTAGTGTTCGGTCATGTTCATTCCATGAAATGGGTGTACAGATTTGTCCAGAAAAAACAAGAAACTTATCAGTCCAATCTAAACCCTCAAACCACTGCCAAATTTTAGCCGGTTGTAAATGAAGATCATAGCTATTAAAAACATTCTTAATGGCCCCATCAGTATCATCAAGTTTTATTTCAATTGTTTGTGATGAACCAACTTGGTCTAAACTCACAACATCATCAAGACTACCGATCTCTAAAATTCTTCCAATAGCTTGTGGGATTGTTTTATCGGCATACCAACTTGAGGATCCTGAAACCCATTGAACCTCCAAAATATTGATAGGAGCATTGCCGAATTTTGAGGTAATTTTTGTCAGTGCTGTAGGACTTAAATTACGCATTATAGTTCATCCTCATAGCCTTTAGGCACAACTTCAAATTCAAACTGAATGGAGGTATAATCTGATCCTACAGCGGGAGAAGGGCAACGAGATGATTGACCTCCTCCAGCTTCATCGGTTGTAAATTCAAATGGGCTATTGACTGCATACCCCACCCACTCATTATTTAACCAATCTTTAACATATATCCGGGAAGCATAATATGAACGAAAAAATGCCTCAAGTTCTAATGCCTTATGAAAAGTCATTTTTACTGAAAATAGCAAACGGCGTCTATGATTTTGGTGTTTTACGTAGGTATAAAGTGCTCCATTGACGGCCCGTTTAATAGTGACCTCATCTTTTAGATTATAAGAATCATTCCAATCTGGACTTGGCAGAATGGATGTTGTTTGATTCAGGGGATAAGGGGCTGAAAATTGAATTGACATATTAATTAAGTTGATAAGTTGCCGTATTATCGAATGAAGAAGCGCCACTATTTAAATCTAACTCGCCACTAGCAGAGTGTATTACAACATCTTCAAGGTGTTGAATATTGATAAAATCAAAGAGATTCTTAGGATAAACTGCGTTTCGCTGAAGGATATCAGTAATTGGAAAATTAGATTCAGGCTGTCGATCAAAGAAGCCCTGTCGATTTGTATTACTATCAAAACTTAATGGAGTTGATACATCTAATGGATACTCATGAGTAGTAATTTCAAAATGAACAGTAATGGAGTTATTTTCAATACCATTTCTTACTACTGGATCTTGTATATTAGTAATAACCCCTCTAAAGATTCGCCCCAACCAATCCCTAAAACCAATTTCTTGGCCTAGTGTGTCATCAAGAAATTGAAGAAATAGTTGAGTTGAAGCTTCAGTTAATGCAGTAAACGACATAACCATTGTGGTATCTTTGGGCCAACCTGGGTCGGCAAAGATAATCAATCGTCCTGCCCGTGTATTTCTATTAATGCGTTGGAACATTAATTGATCTTTATTTCCGTAATCAGGTTTTCGGTGGGTAATCCATTCATAGATTGTTGCTGCTTCAAATGGATAATAGAATCGCACACCATCGGAATCAATTAATGTCGGTTCATCTGGAGACGGTGGAACAGGATAGCCTAATGTATCTTTATTCCCAACAAATGGATGATATTGTTTTCGGACATCCTCATCTGTACTATAACCAAGACCACTAGAAAGAGCAATCTCGGTTATTGCTTGAAGTGAATTTCGTACAACATTTACTGTTGCAATATTATCAAATGGAAGTTGTTGAACCGCATCGGGGCCAGTAAAGGAACTTAATGACTGACCGAAGTTTACTTGAGTTTCAGCAGTAGCAAATGGTCCTAGATTTGCATAGTGGTCGAGTATTAAAGTCGTAGTTGCTGAGGCAGCAATAGCACTCGCTTTTAAATTAACAACTGATACAAAATGATTTGTTTGTAGATACTGATTTAAATGGGAGTTTTGTTTAACATTACAAATAACCTGTTGATCTAAACCAACGTAAGATATAATATATTGTAATGTATCAGGATCAAGTGTTAAGATTTTAGTGATAAGTTCTGACTTAGCACTAATATAATTTGGTTTTATAACCTGGACGGTTTGAGTTAAAGGAACCTGTTGTAATGGAACTGCAATATTATGGGTTATACTACTAGGAACAGCTATTTGACCCAGTAATAAAGGAGTTATTGCAGTAGCAGAATGGAAACTTTGTCTAACACTTTGAGTCAAGACAATTTGTGTTGAACATGATTCTTTTATCAATCCCCGATCAACACTGTGATCCAATGTAAGTTGAGATGATACCCGTAACAGCCGGTCATAACTTGTGTTGCTATTAAAAGGTAGTGCGGTAGTTACAGTTCTAACTTTAACCCGAGTATCGGCATTTTGATTGTACGTTAAAGCTGTAAAAACTGAAACATATTTAGGGCCAATATAAGATAAAGTTTGACCCAATGAAAGTGCGGTTGTTACTGTCTTATTAATTTGAACTGGTACTCTTGCAACTGTATTTAAAATAAGTTGAGAGGTAGCAATTGCAAACTGTGGACCAACATATGTTGTTGTTTGTCCAAGAGTTAAAGCATGGGATAATGATTTGGTAATTGTTCGATTATGGCCAATAACTTGTTGAGTAAATGCTATCGGAGATATAACAGTTTTCCGAAGAGTACCAACGTGGGCTGATGCAGTTTGGCCAAGTGACAGTGTTGTTGTAGCAGTTCTAGGAGTTGGTACAATCTGAGTTTGAGTTAATTGTTGAGTAAAGGCAACTGAATTACTTATATTATAGTGTACCGAGCCATGAAGAGCGACTAATTGAGTTAGTGGAAAGTTAGTAGAAACAGATTTGGTATGAAGATTTGATATAACGGCTGATTGCGTTAATGATAAAGCGCTGGTTACTAAATGCCCTACATATGCAACACTAATATCTTGACCAAAAGTAGTTGCGGTCGCTAGCGACCGCAACCAATTACTGCCACTTAAAGCAAGAGTATCATTAAAAGCGGTAGCTGTATCAACACTCAATTGTCCATTATGCAGAACATTTAAACTATCACCAAATGTTATAGGAGTGATAAGTTCATATGCTGGCCCCAATACTTCAACATATTGTTGAGTAACTCGGAGCGCACCGCTACCGGGGCCTAATACTTCAACATATTGTTGAGTAGTTCTAAGAGCCATTAGACAGCCTCAATACCAAATTGTGCCGCATTGACAGTAGTTTGTGTCCAGGCAGCATTTGCATTTCCTGGATCACCTTCTAACATTCTAGTTTTTAAGGTGTATGAGTTAGCAGTTAATCCCTGACCAGTATCACTATTATCTGTTCCATTAGATTTACAGTGTGTATATAGAGAATATGAATTAGCATCTGTTAATTCTGCCACTGTACTTATTTGTATGCCTTTAATATTGGTCGCAATAACTGATAAATCGTCATAGTTATATAAATCTTCATTTGTTGAGACAGTTGTTTGAACATAACTTGTTGTATCATACTGGGACTCATTTACTCTTGCATAGTTACTACCCGAGTCTGGAGTAAATTGTGTTATATCTCCTGAAGCATTAGGACGTAAGGTTGAAACTCTCATATTGCCTAAAAAGTCATTATTTACTGAGCCAGTAGCATCAAGAAAATAAAGATCATCAAAATAATTTTCTACACTTCCAGATATACCCATCCCCGAGATGTAAAAACCATCATGATATGAATGTGTTCCTTGTTTAGTATTTGCACTAGCACTTGTTAATCCAGCAATTGTATTTCCATTAATTCGAGTTTCGTAAGTCCCTCCTGATGTAGCGCATTTAACTTTTAATTCAAAATAGTACCAAGCGCCGGTAACAATTCCCACACTTATAGGGCCTGCAAGACTCGAACCACCTCGATATATATAAAGTTGACCGCTTGTATTCATTTGTAAATTTACGCCAAGGGTGGTATCATCATACAATGAAATAAAATTAACCGGACCTACTCCTGGAAGGGAGTTAAATTTAATAGCAACACCAATAACAACAGTATCACTATTTGTCCAATCTGGACTTTTTACTACTCCAAGATCCGTATAAAGTCCATAGATAATACTTAATGAATGACCACCTAAGCGTCCATCCCTAACTTTCATTATAGTAGGAACGGCTGCTGTATATTTAAGTCCTACAACACCAGTTGGAAGCGGCGCACTTCCAACACTGTCGCCGTAAGAGTCAAAACCATCAATCCAAAGTAGGGCCATAAAGTCACCTTTATATTAACCGGCAGGGTGGGTTTTACCCCACCCGCCGGGCTGACGAGGGAGAGATTTGTTGCATCCAATTAGGATGTGATAGTGTAAGTGACCTTGAGTTGGTCTCCATTTTGCACCGAGACAGAGCTACTAAAATCAGCGGTAGCCCATAATGTTCCACCACCAGCCGCATCATTCTTGGTATTGGCAGCAGTGCCACCACCAGCCACCAAGACGCCGTGTACGGTCCCGTTGGCTGTGATATTATAAATCATCGCGGAACTGTTTGTCATGCTTGGAGGAGCCCCAGAAGCCGCCCCTTCCGGCCATTCGGGACGGGTTAGCGTATTATCAGCATTGTTAGCATCCGTATAGTTAGTAAATTCCTTCCATTGGTTTGCTCCATTAATCTGAGCATATGTATCGGTAGCAGCCTCAGCCGTAAAGTTGGCATTGTCTACTAAACCTGTGAACCAGGTGGCAATTTGTGTAGTATTGTGGAAGCCAACGTTCAAAAGCTTTGCCTTGCCTTCATTAGTCAAACCATTGTTGACTTCAAATTCGTTGATTTTTTCTCCATCCCGCCAGTGTTCAATACGGACACGGCCACGAAGACTGGTCGGTGTGACTACTGGTTTGGCGGCCCGAACAACTTCGCATCCCGCCGTTTGAGCAATTTCTAATCGGTTCATAAGAATCTCCTGTTAAACTATAGTTTACTCGTCCCTCGCCGCAACTCACGACGAAGTGCGGTCGCAATTTCACGAGCAGTTTGCCGACTTGGACCACCGCCAGTAACACTTACATTAATATCACCGAAGTTGGTTACTGAACCACCCTCTGCGCGCCCTTGTGGGGCCAAGCCAGCGTTCATTCCCACAAGTTGGCTATAAAATCTCCGTGAAGCTTGTGCATTCATTACAAATTCACCTGGAGTTAACATAACGGGTACGGTATCCGTTCCTCTTCCACCCATTGCTAGACCTCGTATTGATCCACCAAAAGCTGCAAATTGGCCTCCACTAGCTTGAGCCATTGCATCCGCCGCAGACCAAGCATATGAAGCAACTTCAGCCAGTGTACTAGCTAGATCAGAAGCAGCACTATCAGAACTTGAAATATTTCGATCTAATTGAGCGGCTCCATCACTAGCACCTTTACTTGCATCCTTTACTCCACCCATAGCTTTTTCAAGTGCAGCCGCCCCTTCAGGCATTTTCAATAATTCGGCTCGGATGCCTTGGAAGAATTGCAGTATTGCATCTCGTTTTTGTTCTAAGGCTTGGAGCGAATTTTCGTCAAAACCTAGAGAAAGTTTCTTTTCTCGAAGTTCACTTTCCTGTGTAACAATATTAGAAAGAAGTTTTTGTATTCCGGCAAGATTTGATTGTAATTCCGGGTGTCGAGTTAATTCAGCATTGAAGGTTTTTTGATATGCTGTAAGTTTACTAAAGGCATCAACAATTGCATTATAACTTTCCGCAGTCCCAGGTGGAAGTTTTAATGCTTCTTGTGTTTGTTTTAAAATCTCATTATAACTTGCCCGAAATTCTTCGAGTTTCTTAACAACACCTGGACCAGCAAATGGACTTGCTTCCATGAATGTTGGAGAAATTCGAGTTTTTTGATACATAGTATCTATTCGGTCTGTAAGTTCCTTTGCAGCCGTTCCCGCTATTTTCATTCCAGCAGCATATGAATCTAATTGAGTGCGCTGTTGTTGAATTTCACTGGTTAATCGACTTAATTCTGTGCTCCAATCCGGTAGTCGCATTGTTGCAAAATCAGGAAATAATTTTTTCATTGATTCTGGAACAAGTTTTGAAAACCCTAAGAATTGCGCATTAAACTTTGTAAAGTCAGCTTCAATTTGAACTTTGATTGATGGTAATTGGGCACCAAATGCTGCAATCTTGGAAGCAAGATCCAAAAGACCTAGCTGTTGAGCCATGTCTAGTTTTTTACCACCTAGACTTCGTTCAATAATAGCAGGCAATCGACCCATTGCCTCTTCAGCTTTTTTAAATCCTGCCTCCATTTGTTCAGGAGATTTTGCCCCCTCTGTATTATATCTCTTCAAACCTTCTGTTATCTCGGCAACCGCTTGCTTCATATCCTCATAAACCTGTCGCTCAATAGGCGCTCGGGCTTCTGCGGCAGCTTGTTCTTGTGAGATTAACTGTCTACGCTGATTTATTACAGCATTTAATGCAGTATAATAGTTTCGTTCACGGTTATGGTAGCTTTCTAGCATACTACCAGAATAACCCATTTGAATAGCTTGGTCGGTAGCATTTTTAGCATACTTGCCACCTTCTTCAATTAATTGTTTTGCAGCATTTATTTCTTCTTCTGTTTTAGCAATTCTCAGGTTTGAAAGCCCCAATGTCATTAGACTTTCTGCCTGGTCAGATTTCATTTTTAATTGAACCCATTCAGTTTGACCTAGTAATCTAAATTGGAACTCTCGGTCCAAATAGGTCATATTTTGCTTGCTCTGCTCCTGATTTAATTCCTGTTGTTTCTTTATTGAGCCAGCAATAATAGTATCTAAATGTTGAATGACACTTTCTTCTGCTTTTAGCATATCATTTAAGCGAGAATGAATTGTGTCAACAAATGCCTTATTCTGAGATTGCAATGCACTATTTAAAGGTTGCATTAGTAATGTCATTGCTGAAACAACTTGCTGAGCCTCTTTATTTTGTTGAGTATCAGCTTGTCGTAATAAATCTCGTTGTTTTGCAAGAAACTTTGAAAGTTCTGCTAATTGCTTTTCTTGGGAGTCTTTTTGTTTTTGGAGTTCCTTACCCCAGTCCATAGTTGAAGGTTTTATAAGTTCACCGATAGCAAAACCAGCAGCAAATGCAGCAAAATAAGGATTAATGCCAAGAATCATGGCTTTTAAACCAGCCAAGGCACTTGTAGCAGTTGTTGCACCAGTAGCAAAGGTAGTGAAAAATCTTGTAACTCCAATACCTACTAATAGGGTTAGAGCCCCTCGTAATAAATCTACATTTTTAACAATAGCTGTAAAGCCTTCAGCAAGTAATATTAATGAAGGTAATAGTCTTGCACCTGTATCCATAAAGGTATTTTTTAACTCAGTCCAAGCTTTTTCAGCTTGTTTTGCTGGGGTATCTAAGACAAGTTTTGCCGCAGCTTCAACAACACCCTCTTGGGCATTTTTCATAGCATTAAAATTTTCAGCCAATTTCTGGGCGTGGCCGCCAGTAGTTTGTAACACACCGGTCATTGCCCGAATATTTTTGAAGAATTCTGACATTTCCTGAGTGCTGCCGTGGGCATGTTCACTTAGATTCTGTAATAATGGAACTAAACCACCAAAGAGGGTTATTGCCTGTTGTGCGTTTTCAACGCCCCACTCTGATTTCATCAAATCTTTTAGTTCTTTTGTTGGTTTTAATAGCTGATTAAAAACTGCTCGTAATTGAGTAGCCGCTGTATCAACTTTAACACCAGCAATTGTCATGGTGTCCATTGTTGCCATAACTTCTTCAAAACTAGCACCCATCTCCTTAGCAACTGGAAGTACCCGGCCTAGAGTATCGGCTAACTCATTAGCATGGTATCGACCACGTTGAACCGCTGTAAATAGAACATCGGTAACATGAGCAGCATCCCCGGCTGCAAGGCCATAGCTATTTAATACGGCTGTTAAAGCTTTATCGGAATCAGCTAAACTAGTATTTGTTGCAATAGAAAATTTTAAGGCTTGGTCCAAAACCATAATAGATTCAGTAGTAGTTCCAACTCTAGCTGATAATTCTTGATAATAGCCTTCAGCAATGTCCTTGGCTGCTACACCATATTTATTTGACATTTCAATAATCGTATCGCCTAATTCTCGAATATCACCTTGGGTTTTCTTGAATGGGTCGCCCATGATGGTGACATCTTCAGCGATTCGTTTTCCAAAATCGACAGATTCTCTAACTCCTTCTTGAAGTAAAGAAATAAATCCACGGATTAAAGTGTGGACAGCCGTGGCCTGCATAATCATATACATTTGCTGCCAAGAAAGACCAATGCCTCGGGTCGCATTGGCTGCTTCATTTGCCATTTGTTGGTGGGCAGTTTTAACCGATTGAGCTAAATTGGCAGCTTTATTTGCTGCACCAGTCACTACTGTTCCATTATTATTCCAGGCAGCCGTGACTTGATCTAAAGAGAGTTTATTTGCGGACGCAAATTGTGCTAAATTTGAAATAGCGCTTGCGTAAGCCCGTTTACTCGCGTCCGATGCCTTCATAGGAACAGATCCTAAAGCATCTCCTAATTGTTGAATTTGTTGAACATAATTTGATAAATCTGGTGGTGGAGCATTTATGGCACCAACAGATGAGGTAGCTGCTTGTGCTTTGGATGATGCGGTTGCTGCCTGGGATTGAGCATTAGTTAAAGCCTCAATAGCTTTTTTCGCTGCGGTGGCAGCATTTTCCATTGCTTTAAATTGGCTTACAGCCGTACCCCCGATCGAATTCCATTGAGAAATAGAAGTCCCCGTATTACCCAACATCTCATTTAAAGATTGTAAGGCAGTATTAAGCAAATTAATATTTGCTATTGCCTGGGAGGCTTCAAAACCTAAAGTTTGGGTAATATCAGGCATATTTTATCCTATAATATTGTTCGAGAACCATATCGTGAAACTGAAATTTTTACATGATCCCACGGATTGGGAAGATGCGTTTCTCGGGCACTTTTTTCAAATGCTGCCGCGCCTTTAGCTTGAAAATGATATGGTCCAGGACGTTTTAATCGAGAAAAGACAGCCGAATCTCCGCCTTGATTAGCATCATTATATTCATTAAAAGTTAAATAATGTAAATCATTTGTGTATTCAAAATGATACTTGCCAGCGGTGGCATCAATTATCAACCGGCCAGTACCACATTGGGCTCCTAATGAAATTCTATTCAAAGCTGCGGCATGACCTGGGTGATTTTTTTCACCAGTTCCAGTCCATGCTACAGATTCAATAGGAATAGAAAATGAAATAATAGTAGCAAGTTGCAGGAATGTAGCGCGCGATGCTCCACTCCAAACAGGAATTACTGATAAAATGGTATTTATATATTCAAAGACACCTTTAGCCAACGCTTCCATGAGAGTCTTATCCAAAGCCTTCATGTATGAAGCCAGATTTATTTGAGGCTTTTCAAAGGTCGCTGAGAATTTCATTGTACCGTGCCACCGTGAGATTTTATTTGAAACTCGTCCTCATCGTGGGATCTTACTTGATCATAAGCAAGTAATAAAGCTTGTGTCCAGACATCACAATTATCCCATGTATCTCTAACGCCTGGTGGTTTTATGCTGAAGCGTTCACAGGCTCTCCAGACGGCATAGTCACCTGTTCTGTACTCTGGCCAGATGATTCTTCTGACTCCTTCACCTGACCACGTAAAAAAAGCTTTCGGGCTTCTTCAAGCTTTTTCTCATCCAGAGCATTAGCTTGCATAACACAGACAATAACTCGATTGATTTCAATATTAGAAAGACCACCATCATGTAGATCCTTCATATAGTTAGTCCAGGTACTTGGATTATCTATATTAACGGTCGTCCATTCAATTTCACTGGGCTCCAGAGTTTTAATCACAAGATAAGCAAGACGCTTATTTTGATATGCCTCTAATACTGACTTATACCCCGGGTCATCAGGATTAGGTACAAATCCATCTTTTGTTCTCTTACCCGGAGGCTTGGGCTCAGGACAAAGTTTTTCAAATGTTTCCATATCAAGTACCGCTCGCGCACGGATAACAATCTGTTGATCACCACGAGGCAATACTAAAAGTTCTTCATTGGGGCCTTTTACTTCGATACCACCGATTTTCATATTTTTCTCCCTTATCAAAACGTGAATTGAACCGGGTCATTTGACCCGGTTCAATTCGGTTTAAATTACGCACTTGGGGATAGACGATCCTCAACTGTTGATGTTCTTGAAACCGTAGCCTCAACAACATTGCACTTACCAGTTACCGCAATCGTTGCATCCTTGAAATTAAATTCCAAAGTTTCATAACGAAATGCCGGTAGTGATGTGACTTCATGTTCCGCAGTTCCACAAGGTTGCTTATGGAAAACTTCAACGTCAACGGCATAAGGTCGGCATAGATCCGAGTCGGCACTTACCCATTCTTTCGCTCCGTTGATTTGTTTCAAAGCGTCAACGGGAGTTACCTCTTCGCTGGTGCCAGTTGTAACAAATTCATAGAGGAAATCAGTCTTGACATCCACTGGTTTTTCGTCCCCGAACTTGACTTCATCAAGTAAACTTCTATCCAAAGTGTACTTGTAATCACGGTGTTCGGTGTAGGTTAAATTACCTTCACCGATGTGAATATCAAGTTGCTGTGGTAAGAAGGTTATTACATCGTTTGCTAATGGAGCATTTGCACCCCAAGCAGGCGAAAAATTAATAGACGTGACAATGTTTGTATTATTAGTAATAGTACGTCCTGTCACGATATAAACTGTTGTGTTGTTATTGGTGTTAACAGTAAATCTTGCACCAATTGGGACAAGTTCAGAATCTATTGCCCGCGTCATATTAACAGTATTAGCAGTAAATGATACATTTGTATCGTTTGCTGTACCATTTGCATTAACGGTGGCTGTACCTGCTGTCCCGTCTCGAAAGCGGATCGTACAATCTCGCAATTGAAGTTGGGCCATATTGGACTCCTCTTTATCTGGTTGGGTTTAGTAGCATTTCAAACATACCATCCACTGCGGACTCACGGATAAGAGTATCAGATGTACCCATTCGACTAATTTGTCCGAAATGAATTACTCTTACGCCTCCATCGCGTGTTTTTTTTACCCGTAGGCATTCTAAAAATGATCCATCATCTTCAGGATCTTGTCCATGACGATAAATAGGTATTGGTTTATCCATAATCGCTTGGAAAGCACCCGCCCATTCTTGTAATCTATATGCATCATTATCATCACCTTGCATATAATCCACTAATAAAATATTAATAGGCATTTGCACTTGATAAATTCCAGCACTGATTTCAAAAATAAACGGGCCATTTAATCTCAATTCAGCATGAGACGCTCTAAGATTTTCTGGTTGTCGGTCATCAATTCCTTCAACAATTAATGGTAATGATAAACTATTAGCAGTTGTCTTCATCAGATTTGCTGTTGAAGACCAAATCCATTTTCCCCAACGAGGTCGTTCATCTATTGCCATTAGTTTACTCCTACTGATTGATCTAACAATATATCCGTAATACTAGACCGTTGATATAAGTCATTTGAAAGTTCAACATTTTGGTCTAATGACATATTAGTTGTACTAAAGCCTAAGTCTATGTGACCTTCAGTAGTTGCCTCGGATGTTTGATTTAAAGCAAGGTTTGTTCGACTTAATCTCTGATGGAGATAATGATAAGTATTTGGAACTTGTGGTTCGGCAAAAGTTTCTTTTCCAACCACATTCCATCCAGTATGGAATTCAAACTCCTCATAACTTTTTATTTCATACCGACGATTATTATAGAGAATAAAATCATCCTTACTGAAATTAAAATCTGAAGGTACATCCTGAGCATCAATAATAAATTGACGAGTTCCAGCATCATAACTTCCACCGTAAACCATCATCTTATTTGCGGCCACAATTGTAATTGAGGTAGCAATTTCCCTAGCAACTTTTACGGGTAAAATAATGCCACGGGGTATCCGAGTGATAGTATAAAATTTAGTCTTGATACCTGTATCATATACGGTTTCTGCGGATACCAATTTATAGACTGTAATTGGACCACCAAACTGGCGTTTAAGCTGGTATAGTAGTAATCGAATTCGTCTGTTAAGATTGGGATTTACAGAAATTGGCATAATTACTCCAGTGTTTCAGGTTGATCGGGTATTACTTCCCACCGTGGACATTTACCACATACACGATCAATAATTCGTCCAATCCATTTTAAACACTCCGAATTATTTGTTAAACTCACTGTTGTTTTCTTTAGTAAATCAACTAAGGTATCACGTTGGTATTTTTCTAATTCTTCAACTCTAATGGTTAGTCGGTCTTCTCGACGCCAATCACGCCAGATAAAGAAAAGAATTATTCCGATCCACGGACCAAATTCTCTCAATAGCATCCAAAATGCATCCAATGTCATATCCGTATCCTCCTTAGTTTGAGAAGAACCCAGCAACCGCTTTTGCGGTTGCTGGGATTAAATCAACTCAAATTAGCCAAGTAAAACGCAACCAAGACGTGCATCTAGTAACGCAATACCGGCCAAGAGGTCCAATGTTACCACTGTACCTTGGGCAGCAATTTGGTACTGCATGGTGACACGCATGGCGATATCGTTGTAGTTAGCAACCTGTGACCGAACACCCATTGCGGTGTTTGGTAGGGCTAGCGGACGAGATACCAATGCGAGTGCGTCCTTGTGCATTGCCAAATTGAAGGTTCCAGCGGGACCTGGGAATGCTTTTTGAGCATTCGTAAGGGCTACTTCAAAGGGTCGATCAAGCCAAACAATCCACTGAGCGGCGTTGGTTGGATCAACATAACCTTCGATTATGGTGTAAAGCCGACGATTTGCACCTGGAGCGCCAAAAGCGATCAACTGACCAACCTTGGGAGCCTCATTCCAACTGCCAAGAGTAATTCCCTTGGAGTAGAGTGCTGCATAGTCACCAACTACGGCACACTGTTTGTAAACTGTGACCGTAGAGGCGTTGGTAACAGCATACTTTAGAGGTGAGGCTGTACCATCGGTGTTGCCAAGGCTAACACCTGTGGTGTCGCCACCATTTAGAGTACGAGCAATTACCGTAGTCGGCTGCCCTTCGTCATCAAACACGGCGAATTCACCGACAGCGACATTATAACCAGTTATAGTAACAGCCATGTTACCAGTTGTACCGGCTGACTCAGCGCCGTTGGCAGTGCCATCGACATAATCTGAGGTAGCCTTAGTATTAGCTGGCATGTTCTGGTCCATGTAGGTATCAAAACCAAGAACACGACCTAGAGATGCTTCACGCAATGCTGCACCACCATCACCACGTTGATAAGCGGCAATGAATAGTTCAGTTTGCAACATAGCAGTTTCGGCTCCTGGAGCCAAAATCATGTTACGGCCTTGTGGATAAGCTAGATTCCGGTTTAACTGTTCACGGGCGTCAAGAATAGTATCCTTGGCGTTGGTGGAAGTTAATGCCTGAAGCTTGCCAGCTTTGTTGGCTAGGAACTTGTGAACATGGCCCAAAATGGCACGGTCAATACCACGGGCAATGCCTTGCATACCAGGTAGCAAGTAAATCTGGATCAAGTCTTGGAATGACTTGCTAGCTTCACCGTCCTTGATGGTAAAGCTGACATAGAAGTGTTGGTTCAAGGCCACCTGAACGTTTAGAGCGGTAGCATCCTGAAGAACGATGCTATCAGCATCTTCCTTCCGCTTGCTCTTAAATACGCCGGGCCGACGAGTATTTACCACGTCGCCGAAGTTTGCAACTTCCATAGAAAAATCACGGTGAACTAAGCTTGCAGCCACCATGTTCTCTTCAAGGATTGCTAGACCTTCGTGTGCCCATAATTCGGGAACGAAGGAATCAACACCGGTGCCACCAGTATCAAAGTTGTTGTCGTAACAAGCCAAAGCTGCTTGCATTTTGTAGAGATCGAACATTTTGTTTTCTCCATAATATAGTTAGGTTTTGTAATTACGAAACCTCACATTATCGGGTTTTCTTCAAACCCAAAGCAGCGGGATTTTCTTTGCGTAGTTTAATGTACTGTTCCGTAGTGAGTTTACGGGGATCAACACGCCCATCCGCACCCGGAGCTAAGCCCCCGGTAGCTGACCCGGATCCAAGGCCACTTACGACATTGGAATTAAATAAATTACCGTACTGTTGGCCCAATTCCTTCATTCGACGAACTGCCTCTTCAGGAGTTCGACGAGTCATGATTGATGCTCCTGTATTGGTATCAACATCAGGAAAATCAACCATTGGAACTAAGTCCCCAGTTGGTTGTCCATCGGCCAATTCTTCGACCATACGAGTCATAGGACGAAGTAGACCTACAATTTGATTTGGATTGTAAGCATCGTTAGACATTGCAGCATCCAGTAAAGCGCGATCAGTCACAGAACTCTTGTATTTGGCTTCCCAAATTACTACTGATTCTTTCAACTTTTGAGTATCTTCTTGATATCTCTTTTCTAATGCTTTCTTATCCATTTCTAATTGCATTTCTTTTGATGAGAAACGCTTTTGAACATCATCTAACTGGTCCTGTAACTTGGCTTTTTGTTCGGTAGTTAGATTTTGATTTTCCAAAGCCTCCTTGTAAGCACCTTCTAGTGCTTCTAACTTTTCCTTATTTTTTCGGCGATCTTCAGCCATGTAACGATTAACGTCTTCTTGGGTGAATACCTTTGGGGCTCCACCAGCACTTCCACCAGCATTGCTGTTAGCATTGCCGCCAGTATTGCTATCAAATAGATCGCCAGCATTTGGCCCTGCACCACTACCATCTGCGCCATCATAAGCAGCCAAAGTAACTGGGGCTAGGTAATTAATATTCATGCGTTTCTCCTTATTAAACCCTACTGGTTTTTACAGCTTTGCCATCTCGAATAAACGGCTTTAGAATTCTCCATGCCGTCGCACTCGGAATGCCAGCAACCAGATGTTCAATCGGTTGTTGGATACGATTGTAGGTGGTTCGTATGCCAGCATAACCTTGGCTTACAACAGCCAAGTTCTCTAACTCTACGTCAGGTTCAACTCCATCTAATAATGCAAAAGCAATTTCGTAACATGCTCGTTTAATTTGATCGGGCACAACGGTATCGCTTCCACGCGGGAATTCCAATTCCTGTGAAACCTCAGCAGTGCGAATAGCAGCGGGGTTAACCTCTGATATATCTAATACACCACTGAGTAAGCTATCAACTGGATGTTTATAGCCTTTAAAGTTTAAATTGTCAATCGCATGGGTTGCTGCTAGCAATGCCTTAGTTTGATCTTCTGGGGATGAATTATCCCAAACAATTGAATGCAAACGTTCTGAAAAATAGGCATTTGCTTCAGCGAGTGTTGCATAGGCGGTTGACATGGTAATATTCCTTACTTAACGGTATTATAGGTGTTTGTATCACCAGAAACATCGCCACCACGAGGGCCAATGTCGCCTTCTTCTTTTTCCTCTGCGGGAGTTTCTCGAAGATTTTCTACTGGGGGCATCGCATAAGCTTCAAATCCTTCAAAGGGATTAGAACGTAATGCACCCTCTGGTTTGTCCGCAGTAACAGTTCTCCAGTCCATATTTAATTCTCCTTGTTAATTTAAGTATTTGTAACCATCTGGAAACTTTCCAGATTTTTTCCAACGTTGGAATTTGTATTTAAGATTTCCTGGTTTGATACCCAAAGTCTTTTCAGCAAAGCATAGACTCTTATAAACAATATTATTAACCAATACTTTTCTAGGTTTATGGTATCCTGCTTGTTTTTTAAATTCTAACGAGCGTTTTTTACCTTTATTTGCTTGGCTAATTTTTTGTTTATGCTCTTCAGAAAACTTTTTTCCGAGATTTGATTTATTGCCTTTTGCAGCAAGACTCATTTTTTGTTTGGTTTCCGTAGAATGTTTTTTGCCTGCCCATGACGGAGGCACTCCACCCCCTTCATGAATATTATAACCATTAGGTTTTTGTGTATTATATTCTTTAATCTTTTCGATTTCAAGAAATTTAATAAAACTCTCATTTTCGTCTTGTCGAAGAATCTCAAATATAAAGTTTTCTTTACCATATTTTTTAATGGCGTTGAAAACTAATATTGAACCATTGCCAGAAAAATGTTGATATTTACGTTTTTCTGGATCGGTTGTAATCCCAATATAGGATTTATTATTCAACAGATTAGTGAGTTTATACAAGTACCACATAAACTTATTATAAACCAAAAGATATAATATCTATCAGGCGACTGCGATGTAGTTAAAGGCTGTGCTTTTCTAACATCGGGATTTTCTTGCAAATCTCGCGGCGCGGGCTTGTCTTGCTCATAATCGCCTGTTTCAGCAGCATAATTTTCATCACTGTATGCTGAAAAGTTTTCAAAACCTGGCATAGCATCGCGTTCGCCTGATTCTTTATTCACCCCACTACGGTCTAAGGACACAAATCCTGGTTTATTCATTTTACTTTCCAATACTAGGTTGACTAGTTTTACTTGCAGGTGGGTATACACCCTGACCATAACCAGAACCACTGGTTGGCGCTGAGACAGATTTATAACTATTCAGCCCCTCGAAGCCTGGCATTGCGTCCTTGCTTGGTGCATCCACATTCCGTCCAAACCCTGGTTTAACAGATGCAGGTTTCGCCATAGATTGATTCTCTGTTTCTGGTGTGTGGGACCCACCTTTTGGCATTCGTTGAGGATCACTCCCCATTGGTTTTCCCATCATATCATCCATTACCACACCTTTGTCCTTCCACCCTTTTTTCCAATTTGTCCGGCCGTTTTGCCGACATTATCAACTACACCGCCAGTTCCATCGGGCTTGTCTTCTCCCTGTGGGTGAGTATCTGGCTCAACCCATTCGCCACTAGTAGACCGTGCTGGCCCTTTAACTGGTTCAGTGAACCGGGTTCCCATCTCTCCTACACCTTTTTCTCCGAATTTAGGCATTGTTATGCTCCTTGTTAAAAAGTTAAATTATTCTAATAAAAGTTTAAACCATCGAGGAATTCCATTTTCAATGGTTAATTCATAAGAACCATCTTCAGTTGGTTGTGCTGGAACCCAAGCATTTACACCGCTAGCTCCTCTTACTCCAGCGTGTCCAGCGGCTCCTGTTGGCCCAGAGGCACCAGACGGGCCAACTGCTCCAGTAGCGCCTGTAGTCCCTTTAAGTCCGGTAGGACCTGAAGCACCAGATGCACCACTTGAGCCAACTGCTCCTGTAGCTCCAGCGACTCCTGTAGCTCCAGCGGCTCCTGTAGCTCCAGCGGCTCCTGTAGCTCCTGTAGGTCCTAATGAAGGACCGATTGGTCCGGTAGGGCCAATTTTTGTTTTTACATAAGTTTCAACTGATATTACTTCAGTAGATAATGCATCATAATCTGCTGAATCAGGTACTTGATCCTCTTGACGAGAGGCCCTATTAGTGCCATCAAGTCCATCCCAGACTTCACCGGGGAATACTGATGTTTGTTGTGACATTGTAGTCTCCTATTCTGAAATCATGGGTTGCCAAGTAGCATTACCATTTTCAACAACCAACTTGTAATGTGCGTCAGCCGATGGTTGCGAAGGAACCCAGGCAGAACCAGCGCCCGTGGGGCCGGCGGCTCCTGTGGCACCTGTAGGTCCTGTTGGACCGGAACCCGTAGCTCCAGTTGCACCTGTAGCCCCAGTTGCACCAGTTGGTCCTGATGGTCCCCCACCAGGTCCGACTGCACCAGTAGCTCCTACGGTTCCAGTAGCTCCATTGGCTCCGGTCGCCCCAGCTACTCCAGTAGCTCCGGTTGCTCCACTCACTCCTCCTGCGGGACCTGTAGGACCGGTGGCACCAGTAGCACCAGTTGCTCCGATTGGATTACTATTAAGATAAGTTTCTACTCCAATCGCTTCTGCGGATAATGCGTCATAATCTGCTGAATCAGGTACTTGATCCTCTTGACGAGAGGCCCGATTAGTACCCTCTATTCCATCCCAGACTGTACTGGGAAATCTTGCTGTTTGAGTTGCCATTCTTTTCTCCTATTTTGTTAAAGGTTAAGGTGCATCAATACGTGCAAAATCGTTTAATACACTAGTTCGTGCAGTATTCTTCGTGGGGTTGTACTGCGTTGTTCCAAGGAGCCAAGTCATGGACGTAACAACACCGACGTAACCCACTTGACTTGCATAGACTCCTGTTGGCGTGCCGACCGACGTAGGTGTTGTCACATACATCATGCTGTTTATCTGACAAAGGAGTCCATACGTCGTGCAGCCGCAGGCAAGGGGGCTGGCCACATTAAACGAGGCGCTACGAATGCACGTAAAACCTTGTAGCGCGCCACAAGCCACCACGGCCGTCTGGCCATCAATCACCCCACCTTCCAGCGAAAGGAGTCCATACGATCCGCCGCTAACAATCACGTTGCCAGGAATAAGAATCCCATTATATCCAGCATAGGCTCCAATCAGGCAATTATCGGCTCCAATAGTTGTCCCTAATGTAATCGACCCACCATAAATAGCAGCTAAACCATCAGAGTTGGTAACATTGGCTCCCACCAAAACTAATTTGTCAACTAATCCCAAACTGTAGTTTCCGCTGACCGTAATCCCTGTGGCACTGGCAGCCACACTCAAGAATGTCTTAACAACCGTAACTGTAGCTGTGACGGCCCCTGCTGCCGCTGAGCTATATTGACTCTTAGATGTAAATGTAATCTGACTATTACCGCCATCTACATTGGTGATCTTGTGACAACCGACAATGAGCAATGGATTAGTGCCGCCCGAAGCCGTCGCAATCAATACATAATCGTTGACAGCAATATTCGTGACATTGTTCAAGTTGACGACATACGACCAGGCTCCAACACCCCCGCTGGAACTCTGAATCGAGGATATCGACTTTGCATAAGTATTAGTTCCAACTATATTAATTTGAGCACCACAGGGATGCGCAACCACGACTGCTGTAGTATAAGAACCATCCGCCAACTTGATCGTAACTGTAGCTGCTGTGGTGATCCAAAAGTCTGCCAGATAGGATAACGACTTGCTGATAGATGCCCACGGATTACCAGAGGAACCATCACCAGTGGAATCACTTCCTGTAGTGGCAATATAATATGTTGTATTTGTATTAATTACAGGGCCGGGAGAGCCAGTAGCACCAGTCGCACCCGTGACACCTGGCCCCCCTGAAAGTGCAATTGCAGTCCAGTAGAATGCGTTATTTGGGTCTTGGCTCACTGCCGGATTAGTCTGAATGCAAATGTATTCGCCAACCGGGGAACCAAAAACAACCAAGTCGTTGACAGCATAGGAATTAGCTGAGTTAAAGGCACCCCGAAACGTTTGACCTGAACCTGTAGGTCCAGTTGCTCCAGTTACACTTACTCCAGTAGCTCCCGTAACACCTGTAACACCAGTGGGGCCAGTTGCTCCCGTGACACCAGTAGGTCCAGTTGCTCCAGTTACACTTACTCCAGTAGCTCCCGTAACACCTGTAACACCAGTGGGGCCAGTTGCTCCGGTTACACTCGCTCCAGTAGCTCCTGTAACACCTGTAACACCAGTGGGACCCGTTGCCCCGGTTACACTTGCTCCAGTAGGTCCGGTTGCTCCAGTGGGCCCCGGATCAATAGCCGGTGCTGGAAATACTGTCGAGTCCGTTGTATAGACGGCACTCACCGCCAAGGTAGCAAATGTCGCCTGTGTCGCGGAGTCCTTACAAAAACCGCGAACAAGAAGGTAAGCTGCATCACCAAGCGCGGTACGATGGACGATTTGGATGCGATACCGACTGTTGCTGGCGTCCCAGGTAATGTCGCTGATCGCAAGATCATTCGACGTATTGCCCAGTGCCTCAATGATGCGCGAAACATTCGTCCAAATTGTGCCGCTGCTGCTCCCGCCAAAGGCAAAGCGTTTAAGGACACAGCCTTCCGCATTGATACTGCCGTAGGTCGCAGTGGCGTAGACTTCAATGACACCCTCGAAGTCCCCAGCAAAGTACAAGTCGAACTTTTGATTATTGACGCCGTTGGGGAAGCCAACAGAGAAATCCTTTTCCATCGCGTAGCCGAGACGCCACGTCGAACCGTCATACGTGTGCGCAGCATAGTCTGTGAGCGTCGTTGCCGACGCCGCAGACGGAACGCGCCCCGTCGTCAAACCCGCGATTCCTGGTCCTGTGGGACCAGTTGCTCCAGTAACACTTATGCCTGTTGCTCCAGTAACACCTGTAACTCCAGTGGGACCAGTTGCTCCCGTCACACTTGCTCCTGTAGGTCCAGTTGCTCCAGTTACACTTACTCCAGTAGCTCCCGTAACACCTGTAACACCAGTGGGGCCAGTTGCTCCCGTGACACCAGTAGGTCCGGTTGCTCCCGTTACACTTACACCAGTTGCACCAGTAACACCTGTAACTCCAGTGGGACCAGTTGCTCCGGTTACACTCGCTCCAGTAGCTCCTGTAACACCTGTAACACCAGTGGGACCCGTTGCCCCGGTTACACTTGCTCCAGTAGGTCCGGTTGCTCCAGTGGGCCCCGGATCAATAGCCGGTGCTGGAAATACTGTCGAGTCCGTTGTATAGACGGCACTCACCGCCATTCCAGCAAAGGTTGCCTGTGATGTACTATCTGCGCAAAAGCCGCGAATAATATGAAATGTCGCATTGCCGTGTGATGTCCGATGGACAAGCTGAATGCGATATCGGCTGTTGCCGGCATCCCAAGTAATATCGCTGATTGCCAATTCAGTTGGCGTATTGCCCATTGCCTCAATAATACGAGAGGCATTAGTGTAAATTGTGCCAATTGCATCACTGCCAAAGCCGAAGCGCTTGATGACTTCGCCTTCACCGTTCGCCCCGCCGTAGCCGACCGTCGAGTAGACTTCGATTACACCCTCAAAACTCCCGGCAAAGTACAGATCACACTTCTGATTGGCAACACTATCCGCAAAGTTGACCTGAAACGATTTTTCCATCGTAAAATCAAGATGCCAGGTAGAGCCATCATAAGTATGTGTTGAATAGTCTGTTAATGTTGTTGCGGAAGCGGCTGAGGGAACTCTATTAGCTGTTAAACCCGCGATTCCTGGTCCTGTGGGACCAGTTGCTCCAGTAACACCTGTTGCTCCAGTAACACCTGTAACTCCAGTGGGACCAGTTGCTCCCGTCACACTTGCTCCTGTAGGTCCAGTTGCTCCAGTTACACTTACTCCAGTAGCTCCCGTAACACCTGT